GTTCCAGTGTTTACAAGGGTCTATAACTCATGATATTTGACAACGGTTTCTGTGGGATCGGCTCAAAGTTAGTTCTCCTTTCGTTGAGTAGCATTGTCATGATTTGTAGGTCCTTTTAAATACTGGAAAAGTATGTGAGAACTATCACAGAAGTAACGAACAACTAAATGGAAGGAGGCATCAACTTTGAGGAAAGCAAAGCAATCCGAGTCTTCTAGGATGATGCGTCCAGCATTAACGCCAGAAGCGAGAGAAAATCAGCTTGTTTCATTGGCGGTTGACTTGGCTGAAAAGCA